CCGCTTTCAAGTGGCTTTACATTAACGTCTAGCTTTACAGCAGGCACTTACATATTTTTAGCAATAGCATAGGTGCAATATGGAATTCAGAGTACGATCAAGCGGTGAGCTAAAAACTCAAGGCGAAATCCGCAAACTCAATCCAAATGTTTCTCTTCCAAAAGTTTGGAACGAAAACGTGTATGAAGCATTGGGCATTGATCCGGTTCTTGCAACCCCAGAGCCAACTCCGTCTGCTGCCTACAAGACAGTAGTACGTGATGGTGCAGAGCAAGACGCTAAAGACAACTGGGTACAGGCATGGGTAGAGCAGGATATGTTTGCCGATACTGAAGAGGCTACTAAGTCTGAGCAGGAAGCGGCATATCAAGCGCAACTTGACGCAGCGGCTGCAAGTGTTGCTCGTTCTGAGCGCGATGCAAAACTAACAGAGACAGATTGGATGGGTATGTCAGACGTTACTATGTCAGCAGATTGGGCTACTTACCGCCAAGCACTGCGCGATGTCCCGGCACAGTCAGGGTTTCCTAATAGTATTACATGGCCTGATGAACCCTAATGGACTATCAAGTTCTATTTAATATAGCAATTGGTATAGCAGGATTTGTTATAGGATTTATATTCAGTAGAATATTTACAGAGCTAGATAAGTTAGATGATGACCTAAGTAATATTGTAAAAGAATATGTAAATAAAGATGATTACAGACATAACGATTCTGAAATCAAAGAAAAAATCCGTGGTATATTTAGAAGACTAGATAATAAAGTAGATAAATAATGGATGATGTAGAACTACAATTAATTATTACAGCTGCAGCTCAAGCAGGGGCAAAGCAAGCTTTAAAAGATATTGGTCTTTCAGATCAAGATGCTTATGATGATGTAAAAGAACTACGTGGTCTTTTAGATTCTTGGAGGGCCACTAAAACTACAGTGGGACATACTATAGCTAGAATGCTTACTACTTCAGTATTAACTGCATTAGCTATTGGTATTTATATGGGATGGGGAGGAGAATAATGCTTACGTGGATAAGTAAAATGCTAGAAAAATGTCAAGACTCTTTAGCTAAAGCAAAGACTTGGTTAGATACTGAAATAGCTGTTAAAAACAGAGTAGTAGTTCTAACGTCTACTGGAATTGTAATGCTTGTATTACTTGTAGTTATTATATAATGCTTGGAATAATATCTAGTTTAATTGGGCCTGTATCTGATATTTTAGATAAAGTCGTAACTGACAAAGATCTAAAAGATCAGCTGGCACATGATATAGCTACTATGGCTGAACGTCATGCCCATGAAGTAGTTAAAGCTCAGATAGAAGTAAACAAAACAGAAGCACAACATTCTAGTATGTTTGTGGCGGGATGGCGACCAGCAATAGGTTGGGTGTGTTGTTTAGGTATGGCAGGTAACTTTTTAATAATACCGTTTGTAAATATGGGCCTAGAACTTTTAGAAACTGGAGTAGTAGTACCTATGATAGAACTTGATGTAATGATGCCTGTGTTAATGGGCATGTTAGGGTTAGGTGCTATGAGAACAGTAGAAAAAGTTAAAGGGGTAGATAGAAAATCATGAAGAAGAAAGATTCTAGACTAGCAAAGATAGGAGTTTCAGGTTTTAACAAACCTAAAAAGACTCCTAGTCATCCTACTAAAAGCCATGTAGTTGTAGCTAAAGTTGGAGATAAGATAAAAACAATTCGCTTTGGTCAACAGGGCGTTAAAGGTGCTGGTAAGAATCCTACTACAGCAAAAGATAAAGCAAGGAAAAAATCTTACTATGCTAGACATAATGCACAAGACTCTAATCCTTCAAAGCTTTCCGCTAGGTATTGGTCGCATAAGGTTAAGTGGTGATATAGATGGCTAAAAGAAAAAAGAAATACAACGGCGGCAGGACTGATGGTAGCTTTTATGATGATCGATCAGGAACTGAAGGCATGGATTCTACTTTTGCTGCTGACCAAGCGGCTGCTGAAGATGCTGCGGCTGCAAAAGCTGCTGAAGATGCAAGGGCTGCTAAGGCTGCTGCAGATGCTGCGGCTGCAAAAGCTTCTGCAGATGCTGCGGCTGCGGCTGCGGCTGCAAAGGCTGCTGAAGATGCCTCTAATGCTGCTGTTGAATTAACTCCTCTTCAAAAGGCTGTTAACTTTGCAAACACTGGCCCAGACAACTTAACTCTTGCAAGATACATACGTGATAATAATGTAGATTTAAATGCTTTAGCAGGAGAGCTGGGTGTAGATGTTGGTGTAGCTAACACATTGTTTACTGCACTCACTGATGAAAATACTGCCAAAGTTTATGAGTATGGTCAAAACAATCCTAATGCCACTGATAAGCAACTAGCTAACTTTGTAAAAGAAACTGGAGCTGATATAGGTTTAGTAGCAGACGCTTTTGGAATTGAAAGAGCTGTTGGCGAACAGATGTATACAGATGCTTTAGGAGCTGGAGGGCAGACTGAAAAAGTAGCAGCAACTAAAGTTGCAGGTATAGAAGAGGATACTCCGGGTACATATACCCCACCTGTTGTTGATACAGTACAGTATATTAGCCAGCCACAAGTACAAGCTATTGACGTATCTCAAGGAGTAACTGCTGCAGCTGCTATTGAAAAACTTGATGCCTATGTGGACATACCTTCCCCGCCAGATGTAACAGCTACAGAAATAACTACAGCTGTTGCTAATGTAAAAAATGCAATAACTCAAGGTAATATAGAAGCTTCACAATACGATGCCGCCTTAGCAGGAGAGTTAAACAGAACTGTAGCTGCTCTAGGTACACAGCGTCCTCCGATTACTGTACAAGAACTTAGAGATCTCAGTTCTAGAGCGCAAGCCGCACAGATGGGAGACACTACGGCGGGTATGGCCCAAGCTGCTGAGTTTACTATTGATCCCAATGCTTTTGTGCCGGGAGTAACAGCAGCATCTATAAGTATTGCAGCAACTCCTGAAATAGAAAAACAACAAAGAACTGCTATTACAGGAACTGCAGGAACTGCCCAAGAAGCTCAAATACTTGGAACTGTAAATTATGAAGCAGCCCAAGCAAGAGCTATAAAAGGTGAAGCAGCAAAGGGTGCTGCAGCATCTATGGTAGCAGAAGTAGGAGCTATACCTGATGCGGTAGCTACAACTATTGTAGAAGATCCTGCAACTGTAACAGCAGCTTTAGATACTCAGTCTATAACTGTACAGGCCGCTGTAGCTGCACTACCTACTGAAGCTCTTGTATCTTCACAGCTAGAAACACTACTAGGCGGTCTTGAGTCTGGTCAAGTTCCTACGTGGGCAAAGCCAGCTGTAGATTTAGTAGAGTCTCGTTTAGCTGAAAGAGGCATGGCTACATCTACTGTAGCAAGAGATTCGTTGTTTAATGCAATTATACAAACAGCTCTACCTATAGCTGATGCAAACGCACAAGCTCTACAACAAAGAGCAACTCAAAATCTGTCTAACGAACAACAAGCTAACATACAGACTGCTCAGTTAGAGTCCAATAGGCGATTACAGAATCTTGCAAATCAACAAACAGCTGCAAGTCAGACAGCACAGATGGCACAGAACATGGCACAACTACAAAGCCAGTTTCGCCAAGATGCAGCTTTATTAACTGCCCAGCAGGGTCAACAAGTAAGAACTCAAAATCTTACTAATCGTCAACGCACTGCTGAAGTAAATGCTCAGAATCAACAGGCTATGAATGCCTTGAATCTGTCTAATGAACAGCAGATATCTCTTGCAAACTTAGAAGTAGAGAATCTCACAGCTCGTGAGAATATGACTGCACAGAATCAAGAAAAACTTGCAGAGTTCCAAGTAGCTGCAGATTTCTTGAGTAAGAATGCCGCATTTAAACAGCAGATGGAGCTGGCTAATTTAGATGCTAGTCAGCAAGTAACACTAGCAAATCTGACAGCCTTAAACAATGCTGGATCAGATAATCTAAGTGCAGCCCAGCAAACAGAACTAGCTAACTTGAACACAAGGATGGAAACAAACCTTGCTCAAGCTCAGATAGCTCAGTCTATGGGTATAGCACAGTTAAATGTAAATCAACAAAGAGCTGTAGAGAATGCTAGGATGGTTGCTAATATTGACCTGACTAAATTCAATGCAGACCAGCAAGTTCAATTGGCTAACAGCCAGTTTATGCAGACTGTTACTCTTACAGATTTTAATGCGCGACAACAGGCAGCTATGCAGAATGCTACTTCTTTAGCTTCTTTAGATTTAGCAGCCGTTGATCAGCGTACTAGACTAGCTATAGAAAATGCTAATAACTTTTTGCAGATGGATATTGCTAATCTATCCAATGAACAACAAGCTGTAATATTAGACCAACAATCAAAACAGCAAAGACTATTATCAGATCAATCAGCTACAAACGCAGCAGCTCAGTTTAATGCAGCAACTGAAGCGCAGGTAGCTCAGTTTAATACTAATTTAGCTGCTCAAATGGAGCAATTCAATGCTTCACAAACTAACGCTATGGCACAGTTCAACACAACTGAAAAGAATAGAATAGCTGCTATAGAAGCTGGTAATGAAATAGATGTTGCAAAATTTAACAATCAATTAATGATGCAGCTTGAACAATTTAATTCTTCTATGGATCAGCAAAGAGAAATGTGGAATTCTCAAAATGCTCAAGCTATAGAACAGTCTAATATTGAATGGCGTAGACAAGCAAATACTATTACTACTGCTGCAGAGAATGCTTCAAATGCTACAGCAGCTCAACAAGCATACAATTTATCAACTCAAGAACTTGCTAATGTTTGGCAGCAACTTAGAGATGATGCTTCATATGCCCGAACAGCTTTTGAAAACGAAGAACAGCGCAAGACTACCTTGTATGCTACAGCACTAGCGAACGATCCCGGTGCTGCTGGAGATGCTAACTATATAGATAAGTTAGTTGGTATAGCTGATAAAATTTTAGAGACATAGGTGATAACACATGGGATTTTTTAGTAAGGTATTTAAAGGCGTTAAGAAAGTCTTTAAAAAGATCGGAAAGGGTATAAAAAAAGTTGCTGGCAAAGTTGGCAAGTTTATGAACAAGATTGGAATCGTTGGTCAGATTGCAATGGCTTTTATTCTTCCCGGTATTGGACAAGCTCTCGCAAGTACTTTAGGCAATGTAGGGACATGGGCGGCTTCAGCTCTCGCCAATCCTGCGACTAGTGCTTTGGTAAAGGGCGTGGCTCATGTTACTAACGCCGCTGTTAAGTTTGCTGCAGGAACAGGTAGAGTATTTAAGACTGTTACTAGTGCGGTTAAAAACTTTACAGGTGAAATAGGTAAAACTGTACTAAATAAAATTCCCGGTATAAATGTAGAAAATGCATCTTCTAATATATTCGGAACAGGTGGAGCTATAGAAAAGGCCGCAGCTGCTACCGGAGAAACTTGGAATACTACAGTAGGTAGTTCAAAGTGGTG